TGAAATAGCAAGTAGTTCTGAAACTATTAGAGTATTGGAAGGAATTATCACGGTAACCCCAGAGGTAACACGATAATGGCAATAAAAGTAACTATACCAAGTTCAAGTGTTAGCACAAGAACCCCTAAAGTAGTAACGTCTACTTCAAGGGTCATTACGGCAACTAATTTGGAAGGGTTAGCGAATGTTGATTTAACCGGCGCCCAAGATGGATATACTTTTACCTTTGATGCAGATACGAATAAGTGGGTTGCGAGCCCTGTTTCAAGTTTAGCAATTGATTCCTCGCAGGTATCAAATTTAGACGGCGGTACATATTAAAAATAATAACAAAAGCTAATAAGAGGAGAAATCAATGGCTACAGTTATTCAAATTAAACGTTCGGCAGGATCAGCAGCACCTACTACTGGACAATTAGAAGAGGGCGAATTAGCTTATAGCCAAGACCAGTCAGGTTCTGGTGCAGCAGCTAAACTTTATATTGAGTCTCTTGGCTCTGATGGTAGCACTCCCGTCATTCATACTATTGGTGGTAAGTTCTACACTGATGCTATTGACGCAGCTACTGATTCAAACACAGCAAGCACTATTGTAGAACGTGATGCTTCTGGTGACTTCAGCGCAGGCACTATCACTGCTACCCTAACTGGTAACGCAGACACTGCTACTGACGCAGATGGTTTATCAAGCGCTGTAACTGTTGCACTTAGTGGCGATGCTACTGGTTCTGCAACATTCCAGGATGCTGGTGACACTGCAACTGTAGGAGTGACACTTGCTAACTCTGGTGTTACAGCCAACACTTACGGTTCGTCTTCAGCGATTCCTGTAATTACGGTTGACGCAAAAGGTCGTGTTACAAGTGTAACAACTGCTACAACCAGCTCTACACTGACTATCGGTGACGGTTCTACAACTGATGACGTAACTGTTGGTACTGATACATTAGTATTTGCAGGCGGCACAGGTATTACTTCTACTGTAACTAACAATAATGTTAGCATGGCTATTACTGCTGGCGGTGTAGGTACTACAGAGTTAGCCGCAGATGCGGTAACGGGCGCTAAGATTGCTGATGATGCAGTCGATTCAGAGCACCTTGTTGACGGTTCTGTAGACAATGTTCACTTAGCAAACAGCTCTGTAACACTTGGTTCAACTTCTGTTTCTCTTGGTGATACTGCAGCAAGCTTAGCAGGTCTTACAAATGTAACTGCTTCAGGTACAATTGAAGGTGGTACGGTAACTGATGGTACTGCTTCATTATCAGGCGGCGCTCTTACAGGTGCTACTACTGGTGCTTTCTCAAGCAACGTAACTGTTGGCGGTGACGCTACTATTACCGGTAACTTAACTGTAAACGGTACAACTACTACTGTTGCTACAAATAATACTGTTGTTTCTGATACACTTTTGGAACTCGGTAACGGTACATCTGCAGCTGCTAACGATTCAGGTCTTGTTATTGAACGTGGTAGCACTGGCGACAACGCTTTCATCGGTTGGGACGAGTCAGAAGATAAGTTCACCATGGGTACTACTGCTGCTACAGGCGCCTCTACTGGTGACCTGACTATCACTGTTGGTACACTTGTTGCTAACTTAGAAGGTGACGTAACTGGTGACGTAACTGGTGACTTGACTGGTGACGTAACTGGTTCATTGACTGGTGGTACTGTTTCAGGCTTGTCAGCGGAGATTCTCGTTGCAGACGGTGGTACTGGCGCAGGTACATTTACAAGCAATGGTATTATTTACGGTAACGGAACCGGTGCTCTTCAGGCTACTGCTGCAGGTACTAACGGTTACATCCTTTACTCAAACAGCGGAACCCCTGCCTGGACAAATACTTTGGACGGTGGTTCTTACTAATATTTTTTTATTGATGACTTTGTAAGAGGCTTGTGATGGAACAAAATAATGAAACTATGGTGAATGAATACATTAATGTATTGATAAAAAAGGTTAACGATATGTCTTTAGAGCTTGTAATGGCTCAGACAAAAGCTAATTTAGCTGCGAAAGAGAAGGAGCAAGCACTAAAGACTATCGAAACTTTAAAGAAAGAAATAGAGGATAGCAAGGCAGAAGTTTTAAGAGAAAGAGAAAAGCCACCTGAAATTAAAGAAGTAATTAAAGAAGTAATTAAAGAAGTGGTTGTTGAGAAAGAAGTTACTAATGATGAAGCTCTTAAAGATGAAGCCAAATTTTTGAAAAAAGAATTAATCCAAGCCGAAAATAAAATAGAAAAATTAAAAAAAGAGCTTAAGGAGATAAGAGATGGCGGTGGTACTTAAACCGAAAAGATCGGAAACAGCGAGTTCCGTTCCTACAACAAGCGATCTTGCTGTAGGCGAAATGGCAATAAATACCGCGGATCAAAAGTTATATATCAGAGATTCTGCTAATAACATTAGGTCTATAGGCGGTGGCCTCACTGTAACTGATACTGACTCCACAGCAGACGTAGGAACTATTAAGTTTGCTGACACCGTGGATGCACTCTTTACTATTGATACAGCGTCAGAATCAAATACAGCTATTGTTAGAATGAATTACAATTCGGATCAAGATTATGGGTCAATTGCTGACAGTGTAGGTTCCGGTAACAATATAGATTACGGGAGCATATAAACATGGCAGCACGAATTAGATTTAGACGAGGTAGTACAGCCCAGCACTCTACATTTACAGGTGCTTCAGCTGAGATTACCGTAAACACAACTAAAAACACAGCAGTCGTACACGATGGTTCTACAGCAGGTGGGTTTGAGCTGTGCCGGGCGGACTTAGATAATTTAAGTTCTTCAGCAGTTATACCAGGTTCTCAAGTTGATACGCTTGACGGTGGAACATTTTAGGAGATAAACTATGCCAACAGTATTACAACTTAGACGGGGAACCACAGCCCAACACTCGACTTTCACCGGTGCTGAAGGTGAGGTTACCGTCAATACAACTAAAGACACCCTTGTAGTCCATGATGGTTCTACAGCGGGTGGTTTTGAAATAGCATTAGCTGATTTAAGCAATACTTCAGCTATTGATCTAACAGATTTAAGTGTAACTGACGCCGGCGGTGACGGTTCACTTTCATACAATAATAGCACAGGTGTGTTTACATACACCGGACCAAGTGCAGCAGAAGTACAAGCACACATTACAGCAGGAACAGGTGTTAGTATTTTATCTGGTGCTGTTAGTATTGGTCAGGCAGTAGGCACTGGTGACAGTGTTACATTTGTAGGTGTTACAGCACCTCTTACAGGCAACGTAACAGGCAATGTTACTGGCGATCTCACAGGTGATGTTACTGGCGACTTAACAGGTAATGTCACAGGCAATGTTACAGGTAATGTAACTGGCGATGTAACTGGTGACTTAACTGGTGATGTAACTGGTAATGTTACAGGCAACGTAACTGGTAACCTCACTGGTAATGTTACAGGTGATGTAACTGGTGACTTAACTGGTGATGTAACTGGTAACTTAACTGGTAATGTTACAGGCAACGTAACTGGTAACGTAGACGGTATTGTTGGTGGTACAGCTCCAGCAGCCGGTACATTTACTACTGTTAGTACCTCAGGTGATGTAACAGTAGGTGGTAACTTTACTGTAAACGGTACAACTACTACTATTAATTCTACTACATTAACTGTAGATGATAAAGAGGTTGTATTAGCCAGCGGTGCAGCAGATTCAGCAGCAGCCGATGGTGCAGGTATATCAGTAGACGGAGCAGGCGCTTCTATATTGTATGACCACACTGGAACACAGTGGGAAATTAATAAACCACTTGAGGTTACTGGTGCTATTTTACCAGCAGCTAACATAACATATGACTTAGGTTCTTCAAGTTTAAGATGGCGTGACTTATATTTGTCAGGCTCTACACTTGACCTTGGCGGTTCGACTATATCAGTAAGTGGCGGTGCTTTTGAGATGACCTCTCTTAATGTCACTTCCACACTTACACTTGATAGTGTTGGTCTTACAGCAGTACAGACAAGCGGTGAGGCATTTGCTGATAATGACACAAGTGTTATGACTTCAGCAGCGGCCAATGATAGATTTAGAATTGATATTTACAATGCGGCTGGGACTTTATTGAATTAAGGAGTGAGTAATGGCTATAGTCATAAAACCTAAAAGAAGTGAAACTGCTTCTTCAGCCCCGACTACAAGCGATCTTGCAGTCGGGGAGTTGGCCGTAAATACAGCAGACAAAGTAATATATACTAAGTCCTCTTCAGGTAATATTATTGAACTTGCAAACTTTGCTGTAGCAGATCCTTCTCTGACTTTCCCAACAGGAGATCTTGGAGATTTATCTTCGCTGAATACAGATTCTTTTGGGCAGACTATAGGGTCATCCTTTGATAGTTTGGATACCCCCTCAGGAACATTGACAACTCAAGATTTAGGAGCCCTTACCTAATGGCAGACCGCAGAACCAGAGTAAATACAAAGACAGCCGCCACATGGACCTCAAGCAATCCTGTTTTAGCAGTCGGTGAGGTAGGACATGAGTCCGATACCGGAAAAATAAAAGTAGGAGATGGCTCTTCTTCGTGGAGTGCGTTGTCATATACTTCTGCTACAACAGATACTTCTTCTGCTACTAACTTCACAAGCACATTACAGGTCAATGGCAGTGACGTTACTACAGATGCTGATATAGGCAGTACAATACAAGCATACGATGCTAACCTAACAGGGTTTGTAGCTGCGTGTAATCTACCAACATCAGATGGTACTGCGGATCAAGTATTAAAAACTGACGGAGCGGGTACAATATCATTCGCTACACAGTCCGGCGCCGGCGGTTCACTTTCAGACCAAGGTGTAACAGCATCCGCGTCTGAACTCAATACCCTCGACGGTATTACTGCTACAACGGCAGAACTCAATACCCTCGACGGTATTACTGCTACAACGGCAGAATTAAATTACTGCGATGGCGTAACAAGTAATATTCAGACACAGCTTGATGGTAAACAACCAGTAGACTCTAATCTATCGTCATTCTTAACAGCGTTAGATTTACCTACTTCTGATGGCACCAACGGACAAGTATTAGCAACTGACGGAGCGGGTAATATTACTTGGACTTCGGCTGCTGGCGGCGGCGCAAGTTCTGAGCCTAACAATGTTGCCAATTATGTTCAACTCTCAGATGGTAGTGGCGGTTTTAAGTATGTTGACGATGGTACAACTACTTATATTAAGTATAGTACGACAGACAAGGCTTTACAAGTAAGCGGCCTCGATTCGAAAACTCTAAGAAATACAGAACCAGGTTCTGTTGGTTTAAGCAATACGACCAGATCACCTTCGATACTAATAACCTATTGGCTCGGTTCTACCAAATGGACTGACACTTTATTGGGATTCGGCGGCAGTGTAAGCGGGGGTGCCCCGGCAAATAAATACGCTCAAGCATATGGCATCTGGTGGTGGCCGAGTGGTGATGGCACAGGCGCTCAAGGGATTGACTTAGGACAATACCCTGATGGGACGTTGAGCCTCGGTAAAGTCAACCGAAAACATACTGTGGTATCCGTAGTCGGAGCAGGAACTAAGCTGTTTGATGCTAAATATGGTTATAACTTTATTGTTAATCAACCGGCCGGAGACTTTACCTGCAACTTTAGAAACATGAAAGACGAAAGCGATAATCAGCAACCGTTCCCATCAGGTGGTGGTTACTTTACCAATGGTAGATGGATTGCAGGAGGAGTAAATAACGGTGATCGTATTGGAGCAATCACAGTAGAAATTATGATAATACAAGGCAGCACAGCATATATGCCTACAGCCGTTCAAATAGACGGAACTCCACATACTATAACCTGGGAAGGTAACAGTGCTCCAAGCGGAACAGCAAACGGTAAAGACATTGTGTATTTTGATATGTATAAAATAGGCACGTTTGCAAGTCATACTATTCATGTACTGGGTCGTAGCAAATCGTTTGGCGGTGTGTAATAAAGGATAAATAGTAACATGGCATTAGCATCAAGACAAGAACTAATCGACTACTGTTTACGCAGGCTTGGTTTTCCAGTAATTGAAATTAACGTAGACGACGATCAGATATCTGATCGCATTGATGATGCCTTGCAGTTTTGGTACGAGTATCATTTTGATGGTCGTCAAAAGACTTTTATTAGCCACCAGATAACTGGTGACACAATAACCCTCGCTTCTATTTTAAGTAGTCTATTTACAGTGGGTGAAACAATAACAGGAAGCACATCGGGTGCTACCACAGTTATTAAAGCCATTCCATCTGTAAATACCTTTACTACAGAAAACACTAAGGGAACTTTTGTTAATAGTGAGACCGTTACCGGTTCAATCTCAGGAGCAAGTGTAGCCCTTCATTCTTCTACAGGATTTACTGCAGGAGATATGTCTAACAAATATATTGCAGTTGGTGACGGCGTTCTTTCTATTACACGTATGTTTAACTTTGGTGGGGCAGTAAACTCAAACACTACTGGCGGTAACATATTTGATATTATGTATCAGTTTAGGCAAAATGATATGTACAATTTGCTCGGTGCTGATATGATTTATTACTCGATGGTTCAAAGCCACCTGTCAACCCTTGAACAGTTACTTGTAAATCAAAGACAGATTCGGTTTAACAGAAAAATGAATCGTGTGTATATTGATGCTGACTGGGATATTACATTCAATCCAGGTGATTACATTATATTTGAAGCATACAGTATTGTAGATCCAGCAGAATTTTCCGAAGTGTATGACGATATGTTTTTGAAAAAATACGCCACTTCTCTTATCAAAAGACAGTGGGGTGAGAACATGAAGAAGTTTGGAGGCATACAACTTCCAGGTGGCGTTACACTCAACGGAGATAAAATATTCGAGGAGGCAATAACTGAAATAGATCAGATAGAAAGAGATATGCAGTTAAAGTACGAGCTTCCTCCGACATTCATGGTGGGGTAAACGATGCCCACTAACTTTTACTTTCAATCAGGAAATACCAGCGGTACTACAGCCGAACAACGGCTGATAGAAGACCTGATTATTGAAAGTCTGAAAATATACGGACATGACGTATATTATCTACCTCGCACATTAGTAGACGAGGACGAAATATTTGACGAAGATACACTGAGTAAATTTACCCAGGCATATCCTTTGGAAATGTATCTTGAAAATGTAGATGGTTACGAAGGTGAGGGAGATTTGTTTACACGTTTTGGTATAGAGATACGAGACCAGGCAACCTTTGTTGTTGCAAGACGTAGATGGCAGGAGATGGTACAGACTACTGATGGTATTTTTCAGTTAGATACTCGTCCAGTAGAAGGCGATCTTTTATACTTTGAAAAAACAAACTCCCTATTTGAAATTAGACTTGTACAGTTTCAAGATCCATTTTATCAGGCCGGAAAATTATACGTATTTAAATTACAGTGTGAATTGTTTGAATACAGCAGTGAAGTTATTGATACAGGCATTACTAAACTTGACGCAATTTACACAGATGAAAACATTGATATGTTGGTGCATCAGTTTAAACTTGAAACAGGTGATTTGTTTTTACTTGAGGATAGTTCCTCATTGATACTTGAATCATATTCGAGTGACACTGATGCCGCAAGAACTGATGGAGCAGACTTCCAAGAATTCAATGACCTGGAGGGCATTATAGACTTCTCAGAGGTTAATCCGTTTGGGGAGATTGTATAATGTTTAAAAATCAACAGTTTTACCATGAGCATATTAAGAAAGCAATTACTGCTTTTGGTATGATATTTACAAACATCAATATCAATCGTGTTGACGGAAGCAATGTAACACAACAGGTATTAAGAGTTCCTTTATCTTATTCAACTAAGCAAAAGTTTTTGTCGAGGATTGCTCTTATATCAGATGCCGATGGCCGTGGCGATATAGCAATTAGTTTACCTCGCATGGGTTTTGAAATCCAAGGGTTTGATTTCGATGCCTCACGAAAAGTATCTCCTATACAAAAAAACAAAGCGATTATTGGCGGACAAGCAGTATCAGGAGTGAATAGAACATATGTTGCTACTCCCTACAATATGTCTTTATCCTTGTATATCTTTGCTAAAAACCAAGAAGACGGTCTGCAAATTGTAGAACAAATAATGCCTTTCTTTAATCCGGATTTTAATATTACAGTTAATGAATTACCTGAGTTAGGAATTAAAAGAGATATTAATATTACATTAGATAGTGTAGATTATGATGATGACTATGAAGGCGAGTTTGCTAAAAGAGTATCTATTATATGGACTTTTAATTTTACAATGAAATTAAATTTCTATGGATTTGTGGCGAATCAAAACATTATTAGAACAGCCATTGCAAACGCATATGCCTCACCTGCAACGCTCGTAAGCTCTAATGACTACACAAAGGTTACCGCTTCAATTGGAGCAACAACTGCTACTGCATATGCTTTAATTTCAAGTGGTTCGGTTAGTAATATTTTTATGACATATAACGGTGCTGGTTATGTTAATCCTCCCACAGTCACTATAACAGGAGGCGGCGGTTCTGGTGCTACAGCTACAGCGAAACTAAATACTGATGGTACTGTAAATAGTTTAGTAATAACAAATTCAGGGTCTGGGTATACCTCAGCTCCTACAGTGGTTATAGAGAATCCACCAAACTATGTTGCATCACCTACAGCAGCAGATCCATATAGATTTATTGCTGAATTTGAAAATGTGTTTGAGGGTGTATGATGAATGCTAATAAAATACAAATTAAAACGTAGAGTTATAGAGAAATTAAGAATTGTTTACGCTTCTGGTTATGTACACGAACTGTGGGTATACAATTTAAAAGTCAGTAAAGATGGACAATATACTTGGTTGCACTACGATCCGGGCAATAGAATTATAGATTTACAACCTGAAAATATAATTTCAATTTTTGTTGTAAAAAGAAAAACTCGTTTCTATTGGTCAAAGATAAGAGTGAGGAAACCTCCTACGCCTAAAATGGTATTAGATCAATTTAAACCTAAACCATCTACTAAAAAGGACGTTAATCAGTTAGTAAAAGTTTCAGATGATGTGCATTTAGAATTGACCACTAATGACCCAAATAAATTCGGATATTAATATGAGTACATTTGACAGTTTAGACGACACATTTAAGACTAAGCCTACTAAGGCTTTAGATGCCAACTTGAAAAAGGTAAGAGAAGATAACAACTTGCCTGCACCTCCTCACGATGCCAATAAAGATTTGGAAGACGATTTCCAAGAGGCAAGAGAAATGCTGAAGAGGACTGCCGAATACAGTGAAGAAGCAGTAAAAGGTATTTTACATATTGCTAAGAACAGCGACCATCCAAGAGCATATGAAGTAGCAGGACAACTAATAAAAACAATGCAAGAAAATGCTAAGGATATGTTAGACGTGCAGGAGAAAAAGAAAAAGGTTGATGCTGAAATGGGCAACAACAAACCTGCGGGCGGTGTAACTAATAACAATTTGTTTGTGGGAAGTACAAAAGATCTATTAAGAGCATTGAATAAAGACGTTATAGACCATGAGTGATGAACGTACTTCTTATCATGGGAACCCTAATCTAAAAAATATAGGGTACGAACATTCTTTCACTAAAGAACAGCTCCAAGAGTATGTTAAGTGTCAGAAAGATCCGATCTATTTTATCGAAAACTATGTTCAGATTATTACACTGGACAGGGGTCTACAGCCTTTTAAACTTTACGAATGTCAGAAGAAAAAAGTAGAACTCATACTTAATAATCGTAAAGTTATTTTGATGGAAGGCAGACAGCAGGGTAAGACTGTAACAGCAGCGGCCTGCATACTTCATTATACTATATTTCAAAGCGACAAGACTGTTGCTATCATGGGTAACAAAACAGCATCAGCAAGAGAGGTGTTGGCACGTTATCAAACTATGTATGAAAACCTGCCTGTATGGATGCAGCAGGGTGTAAAGACATGGAACAAGGGTGACGTTGAATTAGAAAATAATTGTAGAATATTCACAGCAGCAACGACTACTTCAGGTATTCGTGGTAAGTCTGTAAACTGGCTATACATTGACGAGGCGGCAATCATTCCAAACAATGTTGCGGATGAGTTCTTTGCTTCTGTATATCCTACTATTTCTGCTGGTGAAACTACAAAGATTCTACTCACTTCAACTCCATTAGGATACAATCACTTTTGGAAGTTTTGGAACGAGGCAGAAAAGAAAGCGAACGGGTTTATTCATCATTTTATTCCGTACAAAGAAATACCCGGTAGAGATGAGAAGTGGGCAGAAGAACAACTTAAACTTCTTGGCGAACTAAAGTTTAACCAAGAGGTTCTATGTGAATTCTTAGGTTCATCCAACACACTTATCAATGCAAGAACTATCGCTACATTGAGTTCCAAAGAACCTATTTTTTATAATGATGACGGGTTGAGAATATACGAAGAACCAAAAGAAAATCATTATTACTGTATTACTGTTGATACTGCTCGTGGTATTGGCGGTGACTATTCTGCTTTTGTGGTTAACGATATAACAGAAATGCCATACAGGGTAGTAGCTACATATAGAAATAACAAGATAGCACCTCTATTGTATCCTGAGGTTATAGCTAAGTTAGGTAGAGACTTCAATAATGCTTACATATTATGTGAAAACAATGATATAGGCGGACAGATAATTGAAATTCTACATGAAGAAATAGAGTATGAGAACCTATTTAGTACAGTTACCGAAAAGGCCAGACAGTATGTTACTCCTGGTTTTGGTAGATCTGCACGTTTAGGTGTTAATACTTCTAAACAAGTAAAGAGACAGGGTTGTTTTAACTTCAAGTCTCTTATGGAAGAAAAGAAACTATTGGTATTTGACGCAGAGATTATACATGAAATTTCTACGTTTATTGAGAAAGGTCAAGGGTATCAGGCTGATGAAGGCTACCACGATGACCTTGTTATGTGTATGGTTCTGTTTGGGTGGTTGTCTACTATGCCGTTCTTTAAAGAATTAGTAGATATTAACACAAGAGATGCTTTATATAAGAGAGAGATGAAATCAATTTCACAAGATCTTACTCCTTTTGTTCATGTAAAATCAAATGACAAGCCAAAGGGTGAGGTTATTTCCGGCGATTACTGGATAACAGATGAATCATACGCAGAAAAAATTAAAGAGTTAGGATACAAATACTAAAACTTATAAATAATCAGATGAATTAACGTAAGTAAATTATGTCTGATTTTTAACGAGGAGAATAAATATGGCTTTTCAGCTATCACCTGGCGTACAGGTAACAGAGACAGATTTGACCTCTGTTGTGCCTGCGGTTGGAACCTCTATTGGGGGAACTGCAGGTACTTTCACATGGGGTCCTATAGATGAAATCGTCGATGTTAGCAATGAAACTGAATTCGTAAACCGTTTTGGCAAACCACCTGCTTTATCATCGGATTACGGTACTTTCTTTGCAGCGTCTTCATTTCTTTCATATACTGGAGCTTTAAAAGTAATTAGAGCATCGGATACAGCGGCAAAAAATGCCTATGTATCTAATGATTATGCGGTATCAGGTTCACGCACAGCTGTTCTTATTAAGAATGAGAGCGCATATGATTTAACATATGCCAGCGGCAATAGCGATGCGCAGGGTATGTGGGCCGGTAAATACGCAGGAGTGCTTGCAAATGGTATTGTTGTGGGTATGTCTGACGGCGCTAATGCGTCAAAAGCACTTACAGGTACTTGGACAACCACACTTGGAAGCACAGCATTTACAGGAACAACCGGTGCAGCAACTACTGAATTATATGTTGGTGCTACAATTTATGACGCAACCGATGCTCTTATTGGTACAGTAGCTTCTATTACTGACGCTAATAATGTTGTTTTAGCAGCAAACGCAGCAGTAGCAATTACAGCAGCCGTCGCTACACGTAAATGGGAATACTTATCACAGTTTGATTACACTCCCGGCACTACTGCTTGGGCAACCAATGCAAGTGTTACCGCTGATGAAGTACACATTGTTGTAGTAGACAGTACAGGCGGCATCACTGGTGTAGCAGGAACTATTATTGAAAAGTTCCAGGGTGTTTCTAAAGCATCAGATGCTAAAAACTCTTTCGGTGAATCTAACTATTACCGCACAGTAATTAATGATAGATCATCTTGGATTTGGTGGATGGACCACCCTTCGTCTGAAACTGTGTCCGGCACAGCACCTTGGGCATCTACTACAACTGTTGCAAATGGAACTACCAACAAATCATTCACTACTACACTGTTACCACATGAATTAAGAGCGGTTCTTACAGGCGGTGTTGGTACCAATCCTTCTGCAGGCGATATTGCAACAGCTATGCAACTGTTTGCTAATGACGAATTAATAGATGTTAATTTGATCTTCTGTGGCGGTCTTGAAGTTGCTAACTGTAAGTCAGTTATTGATAACGTAGCAGATATTCGTAAAGACTGTTTAGTTTTTGTATCTCCTGACAGAGATTCAGTAGTAGGACAAACCACAGGACAGGCTGCTAACATTCTTGCTGACATTACTGGCGCGGCCCTTACAAGAAGCTCGTATGCTGTTATGGATTCTGGGTGGAAGTATATGTACGATAGATACTATGATCGCTATGTATGGGTACCATGCAATGGTGATACAGCAGGTCTATGTGCAAGAACTGACGCAGATGCAGATCCTTGGTTCTCACCTGCAGGTTATAACAGAGGGCGCATTAAAAATGCCGTTAAACTTGCATACTCACCTAACAAGACAGATAGAGATACTCTGTACAAAGCCGGTGTGAATCCTATTGTAGGCTTCCCTGGTTCAGGTATTGTACTGTTTGGTGATAAAACTCTGCTTGAAAAGCCGAGTGCATTTGATCGTATCAATGTTCGCAGACTGTTCATTGTACTTGAAAAGGCTATTTCTACAGCATCTAAATTCCAGTTATTTGAATTCAATGATGAGTTTAGTAGAGCTCAGTTTAAAAACTTAGTAGAGCCTTTCCTGAGAGATGTACAAGGTAGAAGAGGTATCTATAACTTCCGTGTAGTTTGTGATTCAACAAATAATACACAGCAGGTTATTGATTCCAACTCTTTTGTTGCAGATATTTTCATACAGCCAGCACGTTCGGTTAACTTCATTACTCTGAATTTTGTAGCAACACGTACAGGTATTCAGTTTGAAGAAGTTGGCGCGTAAGGCGTATAAATAAAATAAAAACAGGAGAGATAAATGAATATCACAGAATTTAAAGCAAGGCTTGGAGCTGGTGGTGCGCGTCCCAATCAGTTTAGAGTGCTTTTAGGATTTCCAAGTTATGTAACGGGTGTAGATACTTCATATAGTTTGTTGGTTACCGGGGCAGCAGTCCCGGCATCCACTGTTAACCCAGCGATTATTCAGTACAGAGGTCGTGAGGTTAAGTTAGCTGGTGAACGTATTTTTGATCCTTGGACAGTAACCATTGTAAATGACACTGACCAGTCTCTACGTAGACCGTTTGAACAATGGATGGAAGGACTAAATTCTACTGCGAGTAACACAGGAGTTCTTACTCCCGCTGACTACCAAGCAGACATTGTTGTACAGCATTTAGATAGAAATGATGAAGTGTTGCCTGGTGGTACTTACACACTACGCAATGCTTTCCCAATACAGATGAGTGAGATTGCATTAGCATACGCACAGAATGACATTTTGGAAGAATTTACGGTTACTTTCCAATACCAACACTACGATAACTTTTAATCGTAGCTTAGGGATATAATATGAATATATTTGGGTTTGAGATAACTCGTGCTAAAGTGCCACAAACGGAGAAATCCTTTGTGGCACCTACGGATGATGGCGGTGTCCAAAGTATACGAGCAGGTGGCTATTACGGCACTTACTTAGATATTGAGGGCGTCGCTAACACCGAAGCACAGTTAATTAAAAGGTATCGAGACATTGCCATGATGGCGGATGTTGATGCTGCTATTGAAGATATTGTGAATGACTCAATAGCAAACTTAGATGATGAACCTGCATTGAAGTTAGACTTAGATCATACTGGATTGTCGAATAGTATTAAGAATAAAATACATTCAGAGTTTGAGTTTATTTTGTCCTTGATGCAATTTAATGATAGGGCTCAGGATTATTTTAGACGTTGGTATATTGATGGTAGAATGTACTTTCATAAAGTAATTGATACTGACAAGCCACAAGAAGGCATTAAAGATATACGCTATATTGATCCTCGTAAAATGACGAAGATCAAAGAGGTAAAGAAAGAAAAAAATCCACAGGGTGTTTCTTTCGTTAAAAGCACAGAAGAATATTTTATTTTTAATGAAAAGGGTTTATCTGAAAAACCCGGACAATACAAAGCAGCTGACTCCGACAACGCTTTGAAAATTACAAAGGATGCAATTGTGTATTGTCCGAGTGGTCTGATAGATCAGGACAAAAACATTCCAATGTCCTATCTACATAAAGCAATTAGACCTGCTAACCAACTTAGAATGATGGAGAACGCAGCGGTCATTTATCGCATAACACGAGCTCCTGAAAGAAGAATTTTTTATGTTGACGTTGGTAACTTACCAGCAAATAGAGCAGAACAATACCTGAAGGATATCATGGATAGATATCGTAACAAGTTAGTGTATGACGCTAACACAGGTGAAGTTAGGGACGACAAAAAGTTTATGTCTATGTTAGAAGACTTTTGGCTTCCACGTAGAGAAGGCAGTCAGGGTACAAGTATTGATACACTGCCAGCAGGACAAAACTTAGGACAAATAGAAGATATAGAATACTTCCAGAAGAAGTTATATCAGTCTTTGAATGTTCCTGTATCAAGATTAGAGCAGCAGGCGGGTCTAAACTTTGGCCGAGCAGCTGAAATTAACAGAGATGAATTAAAGTTTACCAAGTTTGTTTCTAAGTTAAGAAGAAAATTCTCTGTCATGTTTGATGATCTTTTGAAAACTCAGTTAATACTTAAAAATGTAATGACTGAAGAAGATTGGAAAGGCATTAAAGAAAAAATTGTATACAAGTATGCGCAAGATGCGTACTATACTGAATCAAAGAATCAGGAAATTTTGAGAAGTAGGTTTGAAGTGTTACAAGGTGCTTCTTCTTATATTGGCTCATTGTTTAGCAAAGAGTATGTACAAAAAGAAATACTCATGCTTACAGATGAGCAGATAGAAGAAATTAATATGCAGATGCAGATGGAAGAACCTTTTATGACACAGGATCAAGAACACGAAATGGCAATGCAGCAACAGGCTGCCGGTGAAGACACAGGAGAACAATGATGGATAGACAAGAAGCAATCAGAGACATGATGCAGTCTATGGCCCAAGGTAAGGCCAGTGAAGTACAAGACAAGTTTAATAACATCATGCAGGCAAGAGCCGGCGATGCTCTTAATGATTATAAACAAGAGCTTGCAAGAAGTGTTTTTAAGAATCCAGAATTAGAAGCAATGGGTTTGGCAGATGGCGAAGAACATATTCTTGAGGTAGACCCTGCCGCCGAGCCTGAAACAGTCGAAACAGGAGACGATAATGAAGACGTTTAGACAATTCAGAGAAGGCGTTGAAGTAGAAATTTCAGAAGCGCCAGTAGATGGAGTGGCCAAAGGATCACTTCCTAATGATGACCATATGTGTGCTACTAAAATTTTCAAAGAAGGTTTTGGTGAAGGCACCCCTATTTTTGGTGAGCACGCTTTACCTGATGATGAAGGAAATGTTGCTTGGTATAAGGTCATGTTTGAGCATGGTATCGAAACAGTAGAGGTTTCTGACGACGATGTTAAGGTCTTAGAAGAAAGCTCTCACGGCTCACATAAAAAGAAAAAGTAAGGGGAAATAAATGGCGGTCACAGTAGACGTACTAAAGTTGACACAGGTCCAGGGTGTTGTGGCCGTCAGAGGCACAGCCGACACAGGTACCATAGCTTTAGCAACAACATTAAAAAAAGGGACAGAAACACAGTCAAGCCCCGCTGTTAATATCAAAGGACTACAGTGGACACTGTCGTCTGGAGCGCGTGCTTATGTTCAGCGTAATAGCAAAATTTTATACGAACTAATAGAATCGGGTGTTTTAGATTTTTACGGTTGGGCGGACAATGACGAAAACGATCAGGACATTGAGGTAGTTATTTCAGGCGGTACTGGCGGAACTGTTATAGTTGATTGTGCTAAAGTATCTGGTTATGGCTCACAGGAACACCAAGGCGCTGACGGAGATTTAGGCTAATGAGACTAATAAAAGAACTCAATGAAGACCTACAGTTTATTGTAGAAGAAAATGCTGAAACAGGCAAAAAGAGCTTGTTTATTGAAGGTGTTTTTTTACAGTCTAATTTACAGAACAGAAACGGTCGAGTCTATCCCAGAGAAATAATGGCGAAGGAAGTAGATCGTTATGTTACTGAACAAGTAAACACTAAGAGAGCATACGGTGAGTTAGGGCACCCAGACGGTCCGAACATTAACTTGGACCGTGTATCACATATGATTGTATCTCTCAAAGAAGATGGAAACAATTGGATAGGCAAGGCCAAAATACTTGATACTCCAATGGGTAATATTGCAGCAAGCCTTATTAAAGAAGGCGCTGGACTTGGGGTTTCTTCACGTGGACTCGGTTCACTTAAAGAGAACAGAGACGGTATCAATGAAGTACAAGACGACTTCATGCTTGCCACAGCAGCTGACATTGTAGCTGACCCTTCAGCTCCTGATGCTTATGTACAGGGCATCATGGAAGGCAGAGAATGGGTATACGTTAAAGGCGTATGGCAAGAAAGAGAAATTGAAGAAACAAAACAGTTTATTAAGAAAGCAAATGCAAAAGATCTCAATGAGGCTAAAATGCGTGCTTTCAACGAGTTTTTAAATAGGCTATCTAATATTTAATTTGTATAAATATATCAGACAGTTTTAAATCTAACCGAAAGGAGATATAACAATGGGTGTAGAGTCTAAAATCAGAGAGCTTATGGAAGGTTCAGCAAACCGTCCTAAAGACAAGCTCACTGCTCGTGACGATAGCAACCCTACCCAAGGCGATTCAAACGCAAACCCTGAGCAGCAGGACCTTAGTGGTGCTGATTCAAAGGGTGGTTTGACTTCTGCCGTAGGTAAGGCTGCTTCTGCTAAAGCGAGCAAAGACGGTACTCTTCCTGCAGGAAACGGTGCTAAAGAAGCTCCTGCAAACTATGTCAATGACAAGCCAAGCGAAACTGATGTAATGAAGAAGGCTTCTGCCGGAAACGTACACCAGGAAGAAGCAGAACTTGAAGATGATGAAGTTCTTGCAGAAGACGAAGCCGTTGAGGAAGATGCTGAAGAAATTACTGAAGAAGAAGTTGCAGTAGATGACGATGTCCTCTACGAAGAAGATCTTGCAGCTCTCTTTGAAGGTGATGAAAACCTCACAGAAGAATTTAAAGTTAAGGCAGCTGAAATTTTTGAAGCTGTTGTTACCTCCAGAGTAGCAAACGAAGTAGAAGCCATCGAGGCAGAACTTGAAGAACAGGCTAACGCTGAGTTTGAAATCAAACTGGATGAAATGGTTGAGAACATCGACAAGTACCTCAACTATGTAACAGAAAATTGGATGAAGGAAAACGAACTTGCTGTTGAAAACGGCCTTCGTAACGAGATCACTGAGTCCTTCATTAAGGGTATGCAGCAGGTATTTACCGAGCACTACATTGAAGTACCCGAAGAAAAATATGACGTAATGACTGAAATGCAGACTAAGATTGATGAACTTACTGAAAAGCTTGATGAGCAGGTTCAGAAGAACATTGACCTTAACGAAGAAGCGGTCTACTTGAAGAAGCAGAATATTTTTGCTGAAATCTCTGAAGACTTAGCCGACACAGATGCAGAAAAGTTTGCTGTAATGGTAGAAGATATTTCTTACACCAGTGCAGAGTCATATGCAAACAAGTTAAAAGTAGTTAAAGAAAATTACTTCCGTAAAGAATCTATTGATTCTTCTGATAAATTAGAAGATACTGTAGATGAGGTTTCTTTGACTGAAAATACTGTTATGAGCAGATATGCAAATGCTCTTAGCAAGGTTCAAAAGTTTTAATATTATAAATAGTAAAGTTAGTTTATAACAACAATAAGGAGAAACTTCAATGTTTTTATCTGAACAGTTAGAGAAGAAGTGGGAACCTGTTCTTAAGCACGAGTCAATGACTGAAATCACTGACCCGTACAAAAGATCGGTAACTGCGGTTGTTCTCGAAAACCAAGAAAAAGCACTGCGCGAAGAAAAGCGTGCATTGTTTGAAGCAACACACGAAAACGCCACTGGCGCTTCAATCGACAACTACGATCCTATTCTTATCAGCCTGGTTAGACGTGCTCTTCCCAACCTGATGGCTTATGACGTAGCTGGCGTTCAGCCTATGACTGGTCCTACTGGTTTGATCTTCGCTATGAAGTCACACTATGCAAGCCAGACTGGTACTGAAGCTCTGTTTAACGAAGCTGACACTGATTTCTCTGGTGCTGGTACTCACGCAGGTACTAACCCTGTCGATGGTACTTACACTACTGGTACTGGTGTTTCTACTGCAACTGCTGAAGGTTTCGGCGACTCAACTACTTTGCAAGAGATGGCTTTCTCAATTGAGAAGACCACTGTAACTGCCAAGTCTCGTGCTCTGAAAGCAGAATACACTGTTGAACTTGCCCAGGACCTGAAAGCAATTCATGGTCTTGACGCAGAAAGCGAACTGAGCAACATTCTTTCTCAGGAAATTCTCGCTGAAATTAACCGTGAAGTTATTCGTACAATCTACAAAGTCGCTAAGCCTGGTGCAGCATCTACTGCAACTGCTGGTACTTTCGATCTTGACGTTGACTCAAACGGACGTTGGTCTGTAGAGCGCTTCAAAGGCCTCATGTTCAACATTGAGCGTGATGCTAACGTAATTGCACAAGATACTCGTAGAGGCAAAGGTAACTTTATCATTTGTTCTTCTGACGTAGCTTCTGCACTTGAATGTCAGGCGTTCTTGA